GACTGATGCTGATGACCCTTTTGTAAAAAAGATGCAGAAACTGGCAGGCATTAAAAACAAATAAGGAGGTTAAATAATGTCTATTATAGAAAAATTAACCGAAGGTATTGTAAATCGAGATATTGCTAAAGAAGGGCAGGCCCTTCTTGACAAATGGACTCAAACCGGTTTGCTCGAAGGCCTTCAAACTGAACAAGCCAAGAATAATATGGCTCGTCTTTTAGAAAACCAAGCTAAGGAACTCCTTCGCGAGGTTAATACAATGGGTAACGGAAATGTAGAAGGTTTTGCTGCTGTTGCCTTTCCAATTGTTCGTCGTGTATTCGCCGGACTTATCGCAAACGATCTTGTAAGTGTTCAGCCGATGTCATTGCCATCTGGTCTGATCTTCTTCCTTGACTTTGCTTTTGGTACTCAAACCAATGGTCAGGATCAGCCGGATGGACGAATGGGGAACAGTACTTCAGGGTCACAATCCATCTATGGTGGCGATAGACTTGCTGCTCAGATCACGGGTGGTCTTAATCTTGTTGGTACTACTCATGGTGAAGACCAAGGTGGTCCCAGAACTGTTGTTGGTTATGGATATTCTGCACCAACCGGAAGTAATGAAGCGCTAGGCAACAATACCATTGCTTCTTGTGCCCACCGAGCTTCTTTCAAGCTTGATGGTACTGTGTCTGAGACTAATTCGAAATACATTATGTATGATCCGGATCTTTTGGCTCAAACGACTACTGGTGTTTACATTCTAGACGTTGGTGAACTTTTGCTTGATAATGGCCGAAGTCCTTCTGATGCTGACTATGAAAACATGGGCGCTTTCCAATGGGCTGTCGATGCTGAACTGGTCGCAGCTATCAACGATGCCAGTGGGATTTCTGGTGTTGCTGCAGATGAGGTTAAACAAATCCGTCGTCTTACAAGACGGGTTACATCCTCCGACTCTGGGACATCAACCGCGGCTGTTAGATTTACCTTTGTGTTTACTAACGGAAGTGACATTTCAACAGAAAGCACCACAGCCGTAGAATCAACTGCGATCGCTGCTGGTAAAATTACTTTCCCGATCAGAGATCACATCGCTGCTGGTAATGCTCTCGGATCCGTTCAGTCGAAGGATAGTAACAATTATGCCCTTGAAGGTAATGCGTTCATCCCAGAGATCGATATCAAGGTAGACTCGATCGCTATCACAGCACAAACCAAGAAGTTGAAAGCCAAGTGGACTCCAGAATTGGGTCAAGACTTGAATGCTTACCACAACTTGGATGCTGAGGTAGAGTTGACTTCTATCTTGTCTGAGCAAATTGCTCTTGAGATCGATCGTGAGATTATCGCTGACCTTGTTCGTGGTGGTACTGCTGCTACTTACTATTGGTCTCGCTCTCCCGGATTGTTTGTTAACCGTTCAACTGGTGCAGAATTGGGCGCTACTGCTGCTGCTCCTGACTTCACTGGTACGGTTTCTGAATGGTATGAGACTCTCATTGAGACAATCAATGATGTTTCTGCTCAGATCCACAGAAAGACCCTTCGTGGCGGCGCCAACTATGTTGTTGTGTCTCCTGACGTAGCCAACATTCTCGAATTCACTGCTGGATTCCGTGCTAATGTTACTGCTGATGCTGATAAAGGCGATATCGGTGCCGTGAAGACCGGTTCCTTGAGTCGTAAATTCGATGTTATCGTTGATCCCTACTTCCCAAGAAACCTCGTCCTAGTAGGTCGTAAAGGTTCTTCATTCCTTGAATCTGGATATGTGTATGCACCTTATGTGCCGCTGCAAACTACTCCAACGATTTTCGGCGTCGAAGACTTCGTGCCACGTAAAGGTGTCATGACTCGTTACGGTAAGAAGCTGGTTCGTCCCGATATGTACGGACTAGTCATTGTGCGTGGACTTCTCGGAGAGTCCGGATCCTAATCTAACATAGGTTAAATGCTCAAAAAGATGACCCCCCTTCCTTCTTGGTTGGGGGTTTTCTTTTTCTATTAACTATTTACTATGAATTGGGCGGAAGCCCACATATTTTATTGATATTTTAAGGAGATTTATATTATGTCAAGAGTTGCAAGATCAGCCCGCGTTGCCAGCCGCCAGAGAGTGGAAACGATTACGGCTAGCAAAACCATCACACAAGCGGAAAGTGGCGAGTATTATTTAATCAATTATGATAGTGCTGCCACCATCACAATTACTTTACCATCAGTACAAGATGGTACATACTTTAAGTTTTTATTCATTGCTGCGCTAACCGATAATAGTGCCGCTGTTGCATTTACAGCCCAGGCCGGGGAATATTTAAATGGTGGCCCTCTCGCCATGACTGGTGATGGTGCAGACCCCGGGACTCAAGTGGTTGGCAACGGTTCTTCGCATGTCACTCTCACTATTGATGGCAACACAGATGTGCTGGCCAATAGCTGGGTAGAGTTTGTAAGTGACGGCTCAGAATGGTATATTTCTGGCTATGTTATGATTGTAGATTCCGGTACTGCTTCAAACTCAATAGTGTTCAGTTAAGTCGAGGTAACTAATGGGGCGTAAAACAAAGCGAGCGAGAACATTGGCAAGAATTGCTAGGCTAAGTGGAGAGCAGGAAACTGCTCCCGGTCCTGGTCTCGCTGCCGAGAACTCTCAAAAAATTGAAGAATTAAAAACTAAAAATCCTGAACCCGTTATTGAAGAACCAGTAACACTAGAGGAGCCAAAATTCATGACTGAAGCCGAACCGGTGAAAGTTGTGGTTGAGGAACCAAAAGTTCAGGTAAAGAAAACAACGAATAAAGCCCCTCGTAAAAATACAAGGGTCAAGAAAATGAATACAAGAACTAAATCGAAGTCTATCTCCTCCAAAAAATAAAATATGTGTGTAATGCTTTGCCTCCGATGTTTTCGCATCGGAGGTTTTCCTTTTGTGTTAACTAATTAGAAATAGCGGAGGATCTTTTAATGGCATTACCAATTTTAACACCTAAATCAACGACTAGTGCGATAGTATTGCCATCAACTGGATCAACTTCAGATGTTGTTTCTGCATTGGCTATTGGTTTTTATTCTGGTTCTGCTTTTCAGACTGGAGCATCTGCTCAAGTTGCCTACACATACAGAAGATTAGGCGGTGATGTTTTAGATATCGAACTTACAGCCGGAAATATCTATAATCATTATGAAGAGGCATGCTTGGAGTATTCCTACATCGTAAATCTTCATCAAGCGAGAAATGCTCTTGGGTCTGCTCTTGGTGGAGCAACTGGTTCTTTTGACAACAAAGGTACGTTGTCTGGTACAGATAATGCTTCCTTAAAATATCCGAAATTTCAATTTGATTACGCTTTTAGAATCGCAGATGGTTTTTCTTCAGAGGCCGTAGTGGGAGGCACTCAGCCTGTTTATTCTGCCTCCATCAGTACTACAACTAATAAACAACTTTATGATTTGCAAGCAGCAGTGAGCGCTTCTGCTTTGACTGGTAGCGATGTGGCATTTTCTGGTATCGATAGAGGGAAGAGAATTAAAGTACGTGCAGTTTACTATCGCTCACCAGCAGCAATGTGGAGATTTTATGGTTACTACGGAGGGCTGAACGTCGTGGGAGATTATCAAAATTACGGACAATATGCAGATGATTCAACTTTCAATGTTATTCCTCCATGGCAAAATAAATTACAGGCAATTGCGTATGAAGATCATTTGTATACAAGAACATCGCATTATTCATATGAAATAATTGATAATAAACTTAAGTTATTTCCTACACCAACAGGTGTTTCTCCAAGTGATATTTGGTTTAGGTTTACAGTGGAAGACAATGATGCTTTTTCTGAAGGATCCTATGATTCTGGGCTTAAGGGAATAAATAATATGAATACGTTGCCCTTTGAAAATATACCATTTAATAAAATTAACTCAATGGGACAACAGTGGGTAAGAAAATTTTCTCTTGCTCTTTCAAAAGAAACATTAGGGCAAATTCGAGGTAAATTTGGGGGAACAATTCCTATTCCGGGTGAAAGTGTCACCTTGAATGCCAGTGATCTTCTTGCCCAAGCTGCCGCTGAACAGTCCGCACTAAAAGAAGAGTTGAATAAACAACTTGATGAAATGCTTTATTCCAAACTTGCGGAGACCGACAAGGCGATGATAGACAATACGGAGGCAATCGTAGGAAAAGCGCCTTTAAAGATTTATGTGGGGTAATTAAATGGCTAATGAATGGGAAAGACCAACTCAACCACCTCCTCCATTGTTTCTGGGAGAAAAAGAAAAAAATCTTGTCAAGCAAGTTAATGATGAAATCATCGAAAGGGTTGTCGGACAACAGATTTTGTATTTTGCTATCGATATGGAGACAACAAATTTTCATTCTCTTTATGGAGAAGCAATAGAAAAAAACTTCCTTCATCCGATAAGAGTTTATGCTCTTGTGGAATATGGAGGAATCGAGACCAGCTTCATGGACAACATCGGAATTGATAAAAAGACAACTGCCACTGTGCATTTTCATAAAAAAAGATTAACGGAAGATCAAAATTTGTTTGTTAGGGAAGGAGATTTTATAAGATACGGTGAAATCTTCTATGAAATCGTAAAGTTAAATGAGCCTAAGCAATTATTTGGCCAAATTGATTCAAGATTTGAAATAACTGCCGAATGTATCAGATCAAGGGACGGACTATTCAATGCACAGTAAAGAGACAACAATTCAACCATCAACAATCGAAACAATTGATTTGGCATTGTACGATCTTATCGATAAGCAATTTGATCTCAATACTAACACAAACTCCGGTTTTAAAAAAGTGCCGGTTTTGTGGATTTCACCGGAACGATCGTTTCATATTAAAGAAAAGCAAATTAGAGATTCTGTTGGGAAATTAAAACTACCTTTGATAACAATTGAAAGAGCATCTTTCGCGAAAGATTCGCAATTTAAAGGGGGTTTTCAAGCAAATATTTTTCCAGATAAAAGTGGGCCTCGCGGATATCGCAAACATCAATTAAAAGCCGCTCAGTCCATTGCTAGAACCTCTACAAGAAAATATGCTTCGGCGGATGCTTACCGGAAGAAAGGGCAATATCACTATCCCACTGATAATAAAAAAATTGTTTATGAAGAAATCTATATGCCGATACCAGTGTGGATTACTGTTATGTATTCTATTACGTTGAGAACAGAATATCAACAACAAATGAATGATCTGATCACTCCTTTTATTACAAGAACCGGTAATATCAATGCATTGTTGATGGAGAAAAATAAACACAGATATGAAGCATTTATTCAACAGGATTTTGCTCAAACAAATAACTCATCAAATCTTGGAGAAGAGGAGAGATCATTTCAAACTAAAGTTGACATTAAAGTATTGGGATACCTTCTTGGCGATGGAGAAAATGAGGAGGTACCAAAGATTATTAAGAAAGAAACCATTGTTGAACTTAAATTAATTAGGGAAAGAACTATCGTTGGAGACGAAAAACCCTGGGAGACCGACAACAAGAAATATAGGGACATTTAGTGATTTTCCAAAATTGCACAACTATTTAATAAGAATTAGAATTACTAAAGGAGAACTAGTCCATGGCTAAAAAATTTGATTTTCTATCTCCCGGGATTGAAATGCGAGAAGTTGACCAAAGCTTCATTCCTGGCGAAAGAGATGCTGAAGGGCCGATTATCATTGGTCGAACTAGAAAGGGTCCGGCTAATAAACCTGTAAAAATTAGAAATCTTGATGATTTTGTATCGGTCTTCGGGGCACCTGTTCCTGGTGGAACCGGCGATCAGGGCGATATCTGGCGAGAAGGCAACACAACAGGCCCAACATATGCTTCTTACGCTGCGCAGGCTTGGCTGGCATCGGAAGAGTCACCTGTTGTTGTGGTTAGATTAGCAGGAGAACAACACCCGAATGCTAGTGCTGGATATGCTGGTTGGAAACTTGATGCCACCCCAAGCGCTACCATTTCTAGCAACGGAACCGCTTACGGACTTTTCTTGGTTAATTCTGGATCTACTGATTTTGGTACCGGCTCTCTTGCTGCTGTTCTTTACGCAAATGAGGGATACATCACCCTTACCGGTTCTCATCATGTCTCGGGCAGTATGGGATCCCAAACAATCAATGAGGCTGGAACATTTATCAAATCTGTTGGAGCTGGCAGAGCATTTAAATTTAATATCTACAACTCAGCTGGAACTCTTTTGGAAACCCCGGTTGTAAATTTCAGTCGAAATTCTTCTAAATACATACGTAATGTTTTAAATACCAATCCACAATTAACTAACAGCACTGTTATCGATTCTGCTGATTTAAAAACATATTGGCTTGGTGAATCATATGTTCGAAATGTTGAAGACACTGTGACAAACACGGCGGCTGGTACTGTTTATGGTATTTTGCTACCACTAGAAAGTGGTTCGTTATCTGACAACAATTGGTCCGATCGGAATGAATCAGCAAAAGAAGCAAAATCTGGCTGGGTTATATCACAAAAAGCAACTAATCAAGTAAAGCTTTTCCGACTTAAAGCGATGTCAGTTGGAAATGAAACTCAAAGAAATTATATGATTGCAGTTGAAAGCATTAAAGAACCAACAAACTCCAATGTGGAATCTTATGGCTCTTTTACAGTCGCAGTCAAAGACATGTCCGGAATGGCTGTTGAAAGATTTTCCAATGTTAACTTAAATCCTGCTTCTCCAAACTATATTGGAAAAAGAATTGGCGATCAATACATGACTTGGGATAATAGCAATCGACGCTATAGAACATATGGGGATTATCCAAATCAATCCGATCTCATTTATGTTGATATAAATCAAAATATCGCCGATGGCGGCGGAGCTGGTCTCCTCCCCGCGGGATTCTACGGTCCGGTTCGACCGAAAGGTTTTACTCTTGCATATGGTCACAATACTGCTCAAGCATTTGGAGATGGTGGGCCTTCTGGAACTAAAGCAGCCATTGTTATTACAGTTGCAGGAGGTGAATTGGTCGAGAATGATGTATTTACAGTCACCTTGGCTGGTGATGCATACCAAGTAACCGTCGGTTCGACTTCAGTCACAAGCGCCACTTCATTTACTGATGGTGGTGTTGCAGCATCTCCTCGATACACTGCCATTATCAAAGCAGAAACCGACGATGGCGGTACTCCAACGGGTGATGATTTGCAAGAACTCTTTAACAGTGTCGATGGTTACACAGCTACTGATAATAACAGTGGCGTGGTCACAATTACAGCGGATAAAGCGGGTGCTTTCTGGGACATAAGTTATGCCGAAACCACCGATGCGAATTCTAGAATATCTGCCGCTACTCCAACTGCTGGTACTGGTTCCGATGGTTTTCTTGGCGCTTTTGTTAAAGGAAACAATACTTGCCCAGCAATGGGCGGCACTTCAACTGTATTTGCGGCTGGCCCTCTTCACTATACGGCTTCGTTTAATTTCCCAAAAATACCTTTAAGAGATGCGGGAACTGACGGCGCTGCACCAGATCCTTATCGAGTTTATTATGGAATTCGTCCAAAACTTTCAACAACGTCTACTACTAATGACCCAGATTATGTTGATTATGTAAGAAGTCTGAATGCAGGAGCTGATGCTCATACACCAACTAATGATGATCATTTTGAATATTCATTTATCTTCACTTTAGACGACTTAGTTGTTAACAGCGACGAGAATACTGTAACTTATACATCTGGTTCTTGGTCTGCTACTGCAAATACGTCTACAACTTCATTTACCTCTCCTCAAAATGCACAAACTAATCAAAATGGAACATTCGGAGAACTTCTTGATCTCAATGTTCGTCAGTTTTTGATGCCGATTTGGGGTGGTACTGAGGGCTTTGATATTACAGAAAAAGAGCCTCTTAGAAATGATGGAATTGGTTCTTCTCTTGCTGAGACAACCAATTACGTACAATACACTCTTCTTAAAGCGATTGATTCTATAAAGGATCCCGAGGTTGTTCCAGGGAATCTATTAATGGCGCCTGGTATCTACGAGCCATTAATCACCAATAAACTTATCAGCATTGCTGAAGATCGAAAAGATGTTTTGGCGGTTATCGATCTCGAAAACGATTACGTTCCGACAGCGGAATCTAAAGACACTGCTGCTAATCGACTTGGTTCAGTAACGAGCGCAGTTTCTAGTCTTAAGTCTAGAAATCTTAATTCAAGTTATGCGTGTTGTTTTTACCCTTGGGTTCAGGTGGCAGATAATATCTCTGGAGGCCAATATGTTTGGATTCCATCTTCTGTTGCCGGCCTTGGAGCAATGGCAAAATCTCAAGCACAATCTGAAGTTTGGTTTGCGCCGGCTGGATTTAATCGAGGCGGACTTGGAAATCTTGGAGGCCGGCGAGGTCCCCCTGTTATCTCTGCAAGACAAAGGCTTGATTCTAATGAAAGAGACTCTTTGTACGAGGTTAACATTAATCCAATCGCTACATTCCCTGCCGAAGGTGTTGTGATATTCGGACAAAAAACTCTTCAAGCAGGACAATCAGCACTAGATCGAATTAATGTCCGCAGGTTGCTTCTTTATCTAAAGTCTAAAGTTAGCACAGTTGCTAGAAATCTTTTATTTGATCAAAATGTTGATTCTACTTGGGCAAGATTTAAATCTCAAGTCAATCCAGTGTTAGCAGGTACGCAAGCGAGATTTGGTTTAACAGATTATAAATTGGTTCTTGATGAAACAACGACAACTGCTGACTTGATTGACCGTAATGTTATGTATGCAAAAATCTACATTAAGCCTGCTCGAGCCATCGAATATATTGTTGTTGATTTTGTTATCACCAGAACTGGTGCAGAATTTGTTTAAAGTACTATTTAATTTAAAAGGAGAAACACTCAATGTCATTTTGGTCTGAAGCACATGGAATAGGGAACAAGGAGCCTAAAGGAAAATTTAGGTTTAAGATTATTTTCAATGGTCTCGCTGATGATTCCGGTTATGTATGGTTTGCTAAATCTGTTAACAAGCCTAATTTTGAAATTAGTGAAAGCGAACACACTTTTCTAACTCATAAATTCTATTATCCTGGTCGTGTAACTTGGAGTACCATCGATATGGTTTTAGTTGACCCCGTTTCTCCCGGAGCAACTGCTCAATTAAATGCTCTATTGGATGCACAAGGATATGCAATTCCTAACGGCCCTGGGGGATCTTATGAAACTATGTCAAAAGGCAAAGGAGCAGCGGCTCTTGGAAATATCCAAATTGAACAATTAGATTCAACTGGTGCCGCTATCGAAAGGTGGACTCTTCAAAACCCATTTGTCAAGGGCGTTAAGTATGGCGATTTAGATTATAGTGCGGAAGACCTTGTAGAAATTACCTTGACTCTTCGTTATGACTGGGCTATCTGTGATATTCTTCCAGGCGACACTACTGCTGGTATTGATACTAACGTTGGTGCAGATATTTCAAAAATTGAGATTGGAGACGCTCAGATGCCACCTCCGGCCAATAGTTTCTTTAATCCCGAAGCATAGTGAGGTTTAAATGGCTTTTTGGACTCTTCGAGATTTCACGCCAAAATTAAAAGATAGGTTTGTTGTGATAATTGGTGGAAGATTTGTGATTGCCGCCAAATCAGTTAGCAAGCCTACTTTAACATTTGACAATAAAGAATACAAAATGATCAATCATCATTTTAAGTATCCCGGATTGCCTAAGTGGAATACAGTTAAGGTCACATTTGTTGATATGGCAGGTCAAGTTGATCGAGCAGGAACTCCCGCTGCAGCCGAACCTGCGGAACCACCGACCAATACCACGAATTCGGATACGGCACAATATCTGATGAAATTGACAACGGATGGAGGTTATTCTAATCCAGATGACACCAAATCAGTTTCAAAACAAGATATGGTAAAGGCACTAGGCGAAGTAATGATCCAGCAGATAGACAATACAGCAACCGGACCGGAAGGTAATAGGAAAATTAAAGTTGTAGAACAATGGAAGTTGATTAATCCAATTATAAAGTCTATCACTTGGGGGGATCTTGGTTATGGTGAGGATGGTTTGGTAGAATACAGTTTAGAACTGGATTATGATTATGCGGAGCATTCAAAAGGACATAATCTTTTTGGAACTCCTGATGTTGAAAGTAAAGAAGATAATAAATGAGGTATAAATGAGAAGAAATAATGAAGACCGATTAATGGACGGTCATAAACCACAAAAAACGGAGGATGCCCCTCAAATGGCTAACCCAATGGATTTTGTAACACCAACAGAGTTTGTTGAACTTCCATCAAAAGGCAGATATCCAACGGGGCATCCACTAAGCGGCCAAGATACAATTGAAATTAAGTATATGACCGCAAAAGACGAGGATTTATTGACGAATCGATCTTTGCTAAGAAAAGGCTTGGCGATTGACCGAGTCGTCGATAATTTGATTAAAGATAAGTCAATCAGAGGAGAATCTTTGTACATTGGAGATAGAAACGCTATTTTAATTTATGCCAGGGCATCAGCATATGGCAATATCTACAAAACAAAAGTTACTTGTCCAAGTTGCGCAATAACCTCAAAACAAAATTTTGATCTAAATGAACATGAATCTTACCATGGTGATGAATATCAAGAGTTTGGGATTGAAATGACGAAAAATATGACATTTAAAACAACATTGCCCCTATCTAAAATTGTGGCAGAGATTAGGCCACTGCTTGGAGTTGACGAACAACAGATGGTCAAGAAAAATAAGAACGATAAACTGTTAGATAATTTAATCACAAACCAAATGAAGCAATTTGTTGTTTCTTTCAATGGCCATGATTCCAAAAAGATTATCAATCATGTAATTGACAATATGACTGCAATGGATTCAAAACATTTAAGAAATGTTTTTAAAGCAATTTCCCCAGATTTACAAATCAAAGATACCTTTGAATGTTCCGAGTGCGGACATGAGGAGGTAATGACGGTACCGTTCGGTGCCGACTTTTTTTGGCCTAACGAATGATTACATGGAGCAAGTCTATGAGACTTTCTTTGTTTTGAAACATTATGGTGGGTGGTCTCTTTTTGAGTTGTATAATCTCCCAGTTGGCCTTCGCGACTGGTGGTTAAAGCGAACCGTCGAGGAATACGAGAAAGAAAAGAAAGAAATGGATAAAGCCAGAAGGTAAGATATGCTCGATGTAAAGTCGAGCATTTTTTCTTATTAACTATTTAGATACAAGAAGGATCTATTCATGCCAACGGAAAAAGAAGACGAAGCAGAACTTGTAAAAATTCAAGAAGAAATGAACAAGAAACTTGAAACTGCGAAAGAATTACAAAGACAGATCGGAAAACTTAAAGATGAAAATCTGAAAAGCGGTCAAACTGAATATGACCGGCTTGTTAAACTTAATGACTTGGAGCAAAAAAAACTCGATGCCTTGAAAGAAGACCTTGTAACAAGGATTAAAACCGGAGAAATTGCTGCCGCGAGCCTCCGCACCGATGCGGAGGGTCTCAAGATTCAAAATGCTCTTAGAGAACAATATAAGGCTTTGGGAATTGACATCCTTGCCCTGGCAGATGAGCATGGAGACAGCGCGGAGGCTATGGAGGAAATAGAATTAAAAATTAACGCGGCCCATGAGAAAAGAATAGAACTTAAAAAAGAAGAAAAGAAACATTCTGAAAATGTAAAATCATTAAATGACAAAATTGCCGGCTCATTGGGCATACAAACAGTTGCCTCCAAAACCATATCCGGACAAGCAGCCAATATGGCCAAGAGTCTCGTTATGGGGGGTGAAGGAACTCTGGCTATTTTATCTGATACATTTAATCTTAAAAATATAATGGCGAACGTTGTAGATGAAGTAATCAAAATAGCAATTGGCTTAGATGATGCCTCAAAATCATTTGGAAAGATGACAGGTTTTGGTAACCAAATGGCAGGAACATTTCAAGATGTGTACGCGAGTACAATAGCGGCCGGTGGTACGATTGAAGAGGCTAATCAAGCAATGGGAGCATTGGCCAATAATTTTGCTGCCTTTAATCCAAAAGCTGAAGCTGCTAACGAATACATGGCAACAAACCTTGTATTGATGCAAAAAATAGGTGTTGATAGCGTGGGAGCAGCCAAATCGATGGACTTCTTTACCAAAGCAATGGGTAAATCAGCAAAACAAGCCACCGATATGACAAGAGAAATTGCAATGATGGGTAAAACAATGGGAGTGACCGCCTCTAAAATGATCTCGGACTTTCAGGCAGTCTCCGGAGACATTGCAATGTACGGTAATAGAACAATGGATGTCTTTAAGAATTTGGCTGCACAGGCGAAGGCAACAGGCGTAGAAATGTCTAGTTTAGTCGCCGTTGGTAAACAGTTTGACACTTTTGAAGGCGCAGCAGATGTTAGTGCTAAACTTAATGCCGTATTGGGGACAAGTATTTCAACAATTGATATGATGAATATGTCATATGATCAAAGAATTGAATATCTTAAACAAGAAATGAGAAGCGTTGGGGCGAATATGGACTCGATGGATCCATACACACAAATGTATGTTGCACAAGCATTAGGTGTTGGCTCCGTCGCAGAGGCTCAAAAGCTTTTGAATGCATCTCAAGCAGATATTGATGCAAATCGAAGAAAACAAGAAGAAGCAAACAAAAGGCAAGAGGAACTTTTAGAATTAACAACACAATTGGTACCGATGGCTCATCAGTTATCGATGGCATTCGCTCAGATGGCTCTTGTTATGTCGCCCGTAATCTCTTTTTTAACTGCTATGTTTGAAGGAATATCAGTAGTAAACAGTGCGATGCATGGGATGATGATACCAACGATAATGGCTCTTATTGTTATTTGGGGCGTGTGGACGTCTAAGATTAAACTCGCAACTATAGCGACTGGAGCGTATAACCTCTGGCAGGGTTTAAAACTTATCTTGTTGAAGAGCACGACAGCCGGAACGATCCTCTCCACCGCCGCCGAGAACGGATCGGTTGTGGCGAAAATAGCTCTTGCCATCGCTGCCAAGATTGCCGCCGGTGGGCTGACTGCAATGGGAACAGCCCTTGTTTTTGCAACCGGTGGTTTAATTCTCATTTTACCAATTATCTTTGCACTTATCGGAGCCTTTTATGATCCTCATTCTCCTCCGTTTTATCTTATTTTTGGAGTTATTGCAATTGCGATTATTGGTTTCGGATTTGCCATCATGGGTGTTATGCCTGTGATCATGGGTCTTATCCTTGGCGTAGTCGCTGCGGCAATAGCGATGGTCACCATGTTTAATGCAATAAAATCAGGCGCACCAGTGGCAATGGAAATGTTCCAAATGTTTATCGACAATACTGATGTTTTACCACAAATTGCAGATGGTATAATGTCCATAGCTGTGGCCATTGGAGCATTGGGAGTAGCAACTGCAGTGTCTTTGTCTGCTGTGCTTTTACTTTTTGCGGCAACCAGCGGCCTCGGGGCAGTTTTAGTTGGAATAGGAATGATTGGCGGGGGATTGATGTTAGCGGCGCTTGCGGTTTCCATGGAAAGGATCGGCACCGGCATGAAAAATTTTGGAGCTGGCTTAGCACAAATTAAATCAATAACTTCTGAGTTGAATGCCGCTACAGCAAATGGATTTTTGGCTGTTAGAACTGACGGGTCAGCGACAAGCATGATTTTGGGATCAAATGAGATGATGAAGAATTTTGTTGATGGGAATATCACGGTCGATGTTAATATCCCAGAAATGAAGATACCAAAAACAGAAGTAAACGTGTATTTGGATGGCAAAAAAATGGAAGGTATAGTTAAGAAAGTTATTTCGAGGGCTGGTTAATGACATTTTGGAAAGAATACTCAGACAGTGGAAATGGAAAAGGAAACCAGGGGGCAAATAGTATTTCATATGATTATGTTTCCAAAATTTACATTGGTTCTGGTGTTTCCAATAGGTTTGTAGAATTCCCCGCTTTTATCAGAGATCTCAAGTACACCGTCGACAAAGAAACAGAAACAATCTCGGATAAAGATAAACAGGGCACTCTTTACATTGAAAGATCGAGCACTGTCTCAATGAATTTAGATTTTGATGTTCCGGCTAACAGCGCAAAAGAGGCAAAACATAATCTTATTAGAGTTAGCGAAATAATGAGGATGATTTCAACTAGCACCAATACTCCTCAAAAAGGGGATGTTGATACCCAATCACGAGTTTACATTTTGTTTTCAAATTTGATATCAAGAGGTTCGTTTAATACCAGCGATGTGATTACTTCTATTAAACAATTAAAAAAAGACGGATTACCCGGATATATAAAAGATTTTGATTACACTCCTGATATTGATGCCGGTTTTTTCTATGATAAAGAATATCGTGCTCCCAAAAATATCAAAGTAAAAATAACCATGTCGATTGAAGCATTGCCCAAAGAAAATATACAAAAAGTTTTACAACCCGCGCCGGATTCAGCGGGAAACCCTGAACTCACGACAGAGTTAGCAGAAGCTGATTTTGAAATGAGTGACGAAAATAAATCACGATGGGTGATTAGAGGCTTGAGTAGCTCCGGTGAATTTACTAATGGTGACACCGGAGGGTTTCCGTTCGGGGTAAAAGTAAGAGATTCTAGACACACAAAAAAGGATTTTTCATATGAAAAAATGAATAAATTTGAATCTTCAAATTATTCCGACAAGGTTGGGTCTTATTTTATGATTGGAAACTGGTACAGTAAACCAACAGGGAAGAAGAAGCCCAAAGCCACCGAAACTGTATTAAATAAATTGTATGGCAATCAATTTTATAAATCTTACCATACACCTGCTTATTGTTGTTTCAGGATGTTCCTCGAGGACTTTAAGTTTTCCAAAAAAACAAACTTGGAACTCAAAAAGGTTGTAGGCTCAGATGTAGGTGTGTTTTACAGTAATTTTTCGGATGAAAATTCAGAATTTGATATTAAATTTTCTATTTTAGCAGACACTTTAGAACAAGCGAAAAAAAATTGTGGTAAGATACAGGTTTTATTTAGATTTCTTTTTTCTGAAAATAAATTTAAGATCTCGCCGACCACCCAAGGGGGTGCAAAAAACATTGAACATACAATAAAATCGGATACAAAAAGAAGAATTTATGCCCCAAACCTTTTCGAAAGCTCAAATTCTGATAAGCAGGCTACTGGTAGTCTCGCTAAACTTTTACTCAAGAACGGTGTAGGATGTCAATTATTAAAAGTTGACGCAAATATAATTAATGATCTAGGTTTTTTTATTGAAAAAGAAGGAACGACCAAAAGATATTATCCAAAAGGATTTACCATTAATTTAAACGGAGCTGTGGTCGGTATTGCTCCAAAGAATTTAGCAGGATATCCGAAAAATTATAATAGTGATGCATCCACTCTTCAAGACTCTAATGAAAGTATTCAATTTCCGTTTAAGTTCAAATAAGGATTAAACAATGCCAAAATACAAAAATGAAAAAAACGCCATTAATTCAAGTGACCTCTATCAAGAACTATTTGAAAATAGAGGGATAAAATTTGCAAGACAAAGAAGAACTTTTGTTTTTACCGGATTGGATTTTGATACAATCCAAGTAAGCGAATATGTCTGGAGACAGGGTGATTCTCTTTATAAATTATCTAATCTTTTTTATGGAACTCTTGATTTTTGGTGGGTGATAGCTTTTGTAAATAAAAAACCAACAGATGCACATTATAATTATGGTGATACCATTTTTATTCCAAAAAATCCAATGTTGATAGTAGAAGCAATAGGGAGATAGGCATGGCATCATTAAGAAAAATTCAAAAAGCATGGAAGGACAACGGCGAGACAAACCTCCCAGACGCCGTCATACCGCTCGAACCCCTTCAACTAGGGCTCCTGATAAACGCATCTGAATGGGAAATATTAGACTGGTGGTTCAATCTTTTCGATATGCAAGCCGTGACACTGGCTGAGTTTGCAGGAATTTATTATGATGCCGTTGCTTCAGAAG